ACAACACCCTCACGCTGAGACACATGGTGTGGAAATCAGCAACCTAGTATCGCAACATGGCTTGACGCCAGAGCGTGCGTACTTTGAGCTTCGTAGTTGGGTAGAACGCAGAGGTTTCGACTTTACGTCACCACTTAGGCCGCAGATTGAAGCAGCTATGCAGCGCCAACAGCAAGCCAATGGTGGACGTAGACGGTCAACTCCCGGCAACATGCGTGGAGTAGCACCTAACGGCGTTCCTACTCACAACACTGCAAATTCGCGTGGAGACTTCAAGTCTAATGCACCTTGGCGTGACATTGCGGCAGCGGTCTTCACAGAACTCAACTCCAAGTAGGACACAGACACAATGCCTGTACTCCAAAACGTCCTCGCTACTACTATCGAGCGTTCGCGCAAGAAGTTGATAGTAGCAGCTATGCAGAGCAACGCGCTGATGGCGTGGTGCTTCGCACGTGACCGCATTGAGAACGAGAGTAGCGGTTACAACATCACTAATCCACTGCTGACGGGCCGCAACCCGACAGTAGGCAGCTATCAGTACTACGATAGCCTTCCTGTGCAGCAGACACAGGAATTTATCAAGCTAGAGTACCGTTGGTCACGCATCGCCGGTACTGTCATCATCAGCAACCAAGAGGAAGACGAGAACAAAGGTGAGCAAGCTGCAGTTAAGCTGCTTCAGGGCAAGCTTGAGGCTCTTGAACTCAGCATCAAGGAGAAGTTCTCAGGCTACCTCTACGGTTTGGGTGGTGGCAACGATCCTAATGGTCTTGCACTTCTTGTACCTGATGATCCTACTACAGGTTCTCTTGCCGGTGTGGATCGTGCGCTTGAAGTGCAATGGCGATCTTCTTCGTATGACTTTGCTGGTACTCTCAACAGTACCAACATCGAAGAAGCTTATGATGACGTATTGCTCGACCTCAAACAAGGTACAGAGCGGCCTAAAGTCATCATCGCTGGCCGTAATCACTATCGCTTGTACCGCGCTGCTGTTCGTAGCAAGCTTACCATCCCGCTTACCAACACCAGCAGCGGCAAGCGTATGATGGACTTGGGCTTCGACGGTGTAAGTCACAATGGTGTGCCGATCATCTATGATGAAAGCTGCCCCGTTGATCGTGCGTACTTCCTTAATGACACCTACCTGCGTCTTCATATCCTCGGTGACAACAACATGAAGAATGTTGACTTGACAGCACCGTGGACGATTGACGGCTACGGCCAGCGTGTCATCACGCAGTGCCAGTTCTGCACGTGGAAGCAATACCGCACACATGCAGTCGTCAACGATTAACCGCTATACAATGTATAGCTAAAGGAGCAAGTATGGCTGAAACGCCCTCAGTAGTGAGCTTCCAAGAGAAGCGCGCAGCATATACGATGGACGAGCGTAAGAAGCCCGTTCCAGCGTACACTATCGAACCGATGACGCGTAAGACTATCGTCAATCGCACTGTTAAAGATGAAATCGGTTTCAGAGTAGTACCAACTGAAGTAGTGCTTGAAGGCTACATGGTACGTACACTGCGCGGTGATAGTGCATTCCTCTCACATGAAGATGTAGTGCGCTTGAAGCTCGACAAGAACCTTGTTCCTCTGTTGATTGAAGGCGGCGACGATACACCAGTTGGGATGCAGCAAATGAGTGCTGCATTGTCAGACAAACAGAAGACAGCGCTCGATATTCTCACGAAGCTCGTAGAGAGTGATCCGTCACTCGTTGAAAAGCTGCTTGCGAGTGGAGAGCAAGAGACAGTAGAGGAATAATCACATGGCGGTACAAGTTGCTATCCCCGGTATGCGCCGCATCAATCATCGCGTAGCTGATTGCTGCTATGCGGCTGATGTGAGCGTTGATGGACACAGTACAGTTGACATTCCTGCGTGCGTTGCAGCGGGTGCTGCTGTACTAGCTAACGGCGTCATTCTCGCTGCTGCTGGCAATGTTGCGCCAGCAGTTGTACAGAACGACGCCATCATGGGTCGTTATGGTCGTAACGTCACTGTTACTTCTAGTGCCGGTGGTGCTGGTGTGATCGTGGGTTATGACTATCTCGGTCAAGCCATGCGAGAGAGTGTTACACTCATCGCTGGTGCTGTCACTGGTAAAAAGATGTTCAAAGAAGTAGCGTATGTTAGCTCGGCAGTGGCAGCTACAATCAGCATTGGCGTCGGCGTCATTCTCGGCGTGCCGTATAAGGTGCTGCATACGTCGATGTATGGTGAGTTGACTAGTGATGTTGCTGCAACTGCTGGCGCATTGCTTGCAGGTGTAGTTACGCAGTCGCTCACCAGTGGCGATCCGCGTGGTGCTTATACGCCAAACGCCGCTCCTGATGGTGTACGCACTTATCGCTTCACATGCGTTGTAGATCGTAGCAACCTGCATGGTAGTGCACACGTAATTGTGTAGTACCGTGTAATCTTGGCAACCAACATCAGGAGGTTGAAGTGGTTGAATATGCTCAGCAGTATAAAGGACAGAGTGTTGTCGCAGTGCGTGATGCTAACCCGAATGACCCCGGCTATGAGAAGGACGGTGGTCAGCTCGTGTGTACACTCGCAGATGGCAGTGTAGTGACGCTCAAAAAAGATCAACTGACCAGTGCTGCACCTGCTGCTCACAGTGCAAAGCCTACTACGAAGTAGAGTAGTTCTGAGGGACGGGCGCGAATGGCTCGCGTGGATAGTCCACCACGCGGGCCGTTCGTGTAGCTGTGGAGGTGCAACGTGATTACATTCGGTGACATTGTTACCAAAGTGTTGCAGCGTCTTGCACTAGTCGAAGGTCTTGACGCGCAGATATATGCTGAGCCGCGTATACAGTTAGCAGTTCAGCACAAGTTCGACATGATATTCCGTGAGTATTGGCTACCTGAGTATACTACATATCAGGAGCCTTACACACTTGACGGTGTTACAGGACAAATCACTGGCGACTTGACAGGCAAGCTCAACGATTGGCGCGATTTACACAGTGTGTTTTGGGAGAACTCACCTAAGCCATTGCCTATAGCGCCGATGAACGTGCGCGATGTTGATATTCAATATCCTAGCCTACGACCACAGGGTAGGAACAAAGCGCGTTGGTTTAGAGTACTGCCTGTCAACACGCAAGGCGTTGTATATGTGACATATCGCACTAAACCCGCTGACTTTGAGAAAGACAGCGACGAGATATTCATAGACACGCAACTACTCATGCTCGGCACATGTTGGGACGTATTAGAAGATGATGGGACAAATCCCGGTGCGAGTGACAAGTTCCGTGTTCTATTCCAAGATGCACTTAGTCAGTTCAACAGACAAACATTTAACATACCACTTGACACTGTTATGTCTTCACGTTCAACCGTCAACAGGTGGCGTTAGCTATGGTGCAGATGCTTACACGGTTAAAGCCACTCGGCAGACCGAAACAGCCGCGGCCTACACCGAAGCTCAATAACACAACTATTAGAGACTTCGGCGGCGGATTGAACGTAGTTGACAGTGAGCAGAACTTGACTGCTAAATTTGCTCCTGTCTTCGACAACATGGTTACGTACACCGACAGGCGTGTAGGTCCACGGTTCGCTTACGAAATGTGGTTGAAGCTGAAGCAAGGTACTGTTAGCACTACCAACGTAGTAGCTGGTGGCATTGCTACACTACTAGATAGCAACATCGTTACTATCCTACAGACAGCGCATGGCTACACGGCTGGCAATCATGTCACCTTTAGTGGCTTCGTTGGTAGTTTTAATGGCATCACTGCGGAGATGATGAATACTACACACGGCATTCGTAAGGTAGTAGACGTTAACACCTATGAGATAGTAGTCAATGGCAAAGCGACAGCTACACAAACCAGTACGCCGCTGAATTGGACTAGTGTGCGTGACACACACGCACTAGGCGGTGAACCTGTTGAATGTCGGTACTTCAGCAATTACGTCATTCTATGGACGAGTGCTGGCGAGATATTGACAATCGACCGTGTGAAAGGTGTACAGCGTATATGGGATAACAACATAGCAAACACTGTAGACCCTACACTCCCCGGTTGGAGCTATACTGACTTCGTAGCACACGATGTGTTTGGCAAAGAGCTAATCTGCAGTAACGGACACGATAAACCGCTCACCATAGACTTCACACGTACAACAGGTTGGGTGCGTTATTTAGTTGATCCCGGCAATGCTAGCAGCAATGTCAACGTACCAGCGTTCGACGCATGTAAGTCAGCATTCCGCTATTTCACCATTCACGACACAGACAAAGCACAGTATCCAGATCACGTAACGGAGATACGTGTTGCTGCTAAAGACACAGCAATGGTGTTCACTGGCACCACTAATCCGCAGGACGCTGTTGACATTGATATGTCTAAGATCATAGCAAGCCCTGAACAAGCTGTTCGTGGGTTTGCAGTTATCAAAGACGCGCTACTTGTCATCTCTCCTAGTTCAACGACGATGATGAAGCTTGGCATCTACAATGATGCAGGTGGACACGATCCGCAACCTGTCGATACTATGAACGGATTTGGCAGCAATGCACCGCGTTCGATAGTAGAAATAGGTAGTGATATGTTCATGCTGGACTTCAACGGTGTGCCTAGTGCCAAGTTGTCAACTATCAGTAATGCTGTAGTACCGGAGCGTGTGAGCAACTACATTGAAACGATGATGAGTAAGCACATTGGTCGTATGCGTAAAGAGACTATGCGTACAAAGGCATTCGGCTTCTACGATGGCAAGAACCGTTCTGTTCACTTTTACATTCCTAAGTTTGACGCACAAGATGTACGTAGACTGACAGATGATCCGTTCTACTTCGACACTGATATGGCTGCAGAGGAATTTACCAAGCGCTCGTTGATAATGCGCCATGATGCACACTTGCTAGAGAAGAACGATCAGATCGTCATATCAGGCGCAACAGGTTTCGGTTCAATTACTCCTGCCAACATCAATGGCACTCGCAAAGTGTTAGGTGTGTTGAATGAGAACTATATATTAGTGTCGATAGGTCAAGACCTACCTGCATCAAGTGGCGCCGATGCGCGTGGTGGTGGTAATGTTGTTGACATTACTCCTGTCATCGACGGCACTACTGGTTATATCTACCACTACGTGCCACAGTTGAAGCTCTTTGCATGGTC